GATGATCGCAACGCAGGAAGCCGGCTCGCGCTCCAGCTCCAAGAGTGGACGCCAGCCGAAGGACTTCGAACAGGTCTTCCGCGATGCCACGCACCGGACATCCGCCGGATGGGCCGGCATCCCGACGACTCAGATCCGCAACGGCATGATCTCGGCCTGCAAGGTGGCCGGGTACGTCATGACGCGGGCGAAACTGGCGATCTTCGTGGAGCCTGACGGGTACGACGCCGCAGACGGGACGCCGCTGGTCCGCATCATCGGGACGCCGGTCAAGAACATCATGCCGGCGCGCAACGATAACGGGTCTGTTGATATGCGGTGCCGGCCGATGTGGGCGCAAGGGTGGAGCGCGCGCATCCGGATCCGCTTCGACGCCGACATGATGGACGCCTCGGACATCACGAACCTGATGAAGCGTCTCGGGATGCAGGTCGGCATCGGTGAGGGCCGGCCGGACTCGAAGGCAAGCTGCGGGCTCCTGTGGGGGCTGTTCGAGGTGAGGGTCACGGTGAAGACCAGGAAGGGACTCAAGGAGGAGGCCAGTGCCTAACGTCGTCAGGCTCAAGACGCGCTACTCAAAGCAACGTGACGCTGCGACGGTGCGCGCGGAGTTGGAGCGGATCCGTGGGCTCAACGGCGGAGTGCTCAAAGCCCGCACGGTGTGGGAGCAATCGCGGAAACGCTCCGCTCCGCTTCACAATTCGTTCGAATGGGACGATTCCATTGCGGGGGCGCTGTACCGTGACGACCAAGCCCGCGCGCTCATTGCGACGGTGGAGATCGTGAGCGAGACCGGACCGAACGCCCGTGCCTACTACCACGTCACGGTGGACGATGACAGCGGGTACATGCCGGCCGGGGAGGTCGTGGCCGACGTGGTGCTGGCCGATCAGGTGCTCGCGGAGATCCGGCGCGATCTGTCCTACGCGCGCAACCGGCTCGCGGGCTTCGATGAGTTCTCGCGGGAAGTCGGGACGCTGGATCGGGTGATCGCGAAGGTCGCGGCAGTGAATAAGGCGGCTAGATGCGCAACGGGCAGCCGCGCTGGATCGAAGCGGGCGCGGGCTGCGGCGCGGTAACAGAAGCAGAAGGCGTGGGATGGCAGGCGAGGAGAGGGTAGGACTGGACGCGGGCGGGCTGGATAGGAGAGGCGAGGAGTGGCAGGCGGGGATGGGGACGGGTTGGAGAGCAACGGGAGGGTAAGGGCCGGAAGGGCACGGCAGGCGTGGAGAGGACGGGGTGGGCGTGGATGGAGAGGTGGGGGATGGACCGGCAGGAATAGACCACGGCCTCCCGCAATTCAGCGGGGGCCATTGCGAATAGGGGGACGACGGATGGCAAAGCGAAGGAAACAGGTAGCCGACAGCGGGGAACTGCCGAGAGGCCCCGAGCTCGTCCTGACGAGGCTGTCGGAGGAGGAGATGGGAGAGCGAAGGGACCGCCTGATCGGAGTCTGCATCGAGCTGAAGCGCACGAAGAAGGACCAGTCAGCGGCCCTTAAGGCCTACCGCGACCGCATCAACGGCCTGGAAGACGAGATGGACCGCATCACCGACGCCATCGCCTCGGGACAGGAAGAACGCGAGCACCCGACACTGCCGATGATGGGGGGGTGAGGGACCATGCCAAGGCAGCGGTGGATCTGGCCGTCTATCTGGATCGATGAGGACTTCAACGCGCTGTCGATTCCGGCGCGGCTGCTGTTCGTCGGTATGTTCTCGCTCGCCGACGATCACGGCCGCGGCCTGGGCTCCCCCCTCAACCTCAGAGCGGCGATCTTCCCTGGCGACGACACGGTGACGAGGGCGGATCTGGCGAAGTGGTCGACCGAGATCAAGGAGCGCGGGATGGCGCGTTTTTACTCCGGAGGAGCCGGCGACTCCGTCTTCTATGATATTCCAGAGTGGAGCAACTGGCAGAAGCCGAAATATCCAAGTGCCTCGAAAGTGCCCGCCTATAAAGGAAAGGGGAGGGCTCCCGGAAGCCTCCGGGAAGATTCCGGGAAGGCTCCCGGAGGCTTCCCAACTGAGAGAAGAGAAGAGGGGTGGGGTGAAGAGAAGAGAAGTGATCAAGCTATAGGTCTAGATCGAGCCCAGCCCGTTTTCGCGGACCCCGCTGAACCACCCGACGAGCCACAACCCCACCGGGGGCAAGATTCACACTTTTCCGGCTCAGGAAGGCGAAAGGCAAAGGCCATAGCCCCACCGATCCCCGGGCGCGAATTCGCAGCACAACAGGCCCAAGACCGCAAAACCAGGGGAGGTGGCGGATTCAGCCAGGCAGCAGAACCCCGGGCCAGACCACCAGCATCGGCTGACGCGAAACTCAAGCGCGCGATTCTCTGGGCCCAGGTGTGGAACGCGGCGGAGAATCCCGCCCTGCGCTCCGAGCACGACCCGCGAACCATCGCAGCCGTCGAGGCTGCCGGCGGATGGGATGCAATTCTCGCCTCCAACGGCACGCCGGAATATGCTCCGACGAAAGAGCGCTTCTTCGCGGCGCTGCAGGGACAAGTCCAGCGGGGAGCGCAGACGGATGCAGCCGACGCCGAAGAGTTCGGATCACCGCCGGCCAGCGCGGCCGTGGCCGATGGCAAGGCGTGAAGCGCGGCAACTCCCATGCAGGGGTGTTTCTTGACACGATCGCCGATGATGTCGTAGAGTTCCGCGCGAGTCGAAGTGCAGCGACTCCCCTAGCCCGCCAGGCTGGCGAGACTGGTAGACCAGGAGAGAAAAGGCCCGTGACCGTAGCTACGGCGGTCCGGGCCTTTTCCCTTTCAAGACCACGCGCGACCGTGGCCGCGATTGTTTCAGCGATCGCGGCCTGGAGCACGCGGGAGCTTGCCGGGGTTACAGCCCGGAGGGGCCGGTTCAACTCCGGCGGCCGCTACCACCAACGCACCAGGAGAACTCATTGCAGCTCGGAACGGGGGCGGTGTACGGCGCACGATCTGCGGCGCGCCTTCCCGCCGCAATGCTGGCCGACCCTGCCGGAACGTCCCAATGCACGGTGTCACGCGCTGCCGGATGCACGGCGGGACGCGCCAGCGCAAGGCCGGCACCGGCGACCCGGCCCTTGGCGGCGCTCCAGTCCAGACCGGCGTCTACGCGAAGTACCTTCGGGGGAAGTACCGCGCCGACCATGACGCCGCGCGCCTCGGCGATCTCGACGAGGAGATCCGCGTCGCGAAGGCCTACCTCGCCGGGCACATCCGCAAGCACCAGGCGGACCCGTGCGGGGGAATTCACGTGTCATCCGGGCCGATCACCAGAGTCCGCCTCTACGCCGACGTCGTCGCGGAGCTGCTCGACAGGATCCGGAAACTCGAGCTCGCGCGCGCGCAGTTGCTCACAGGTCCTCAGCCTCCCGACGACAACGCCATGCAGGATTACCGCTCGTGGCTAGCATCCAGCGCGAGCGCGCCAGCGACTGCCTCGGAGCCTTCGTTGCGGCCGTCGGACTCTACCTCCTCGCCAGCGTCGGCTGTCCCTTCGTCGCGACCGCCCAAGGAGCCAGCACCGTAGACCGCGCCTCCGCGATCGCCGACGCTGGATATCACCGCTACCTGTGCTTCGGCGCGGCGGACGACGCTCTGCGCCGGGAGATGCAGCGCGAGCTCCTCCCGCACGAGCGCCAGGCCGTGCTGCCATGGCCCCAGCGCGCGACCATCGAGCGCGTCGAACGCGCCATGCGCGATCGCGCCGGCGAAGTCATCACCGCGCGGTGGGCGCGCCAGACCGGCAAGAACGAGACCGAAGCGCAGATCGAGTCGCGCCTGCTGACCATCTTCCGCGGCATCCCCGGGGCGCGCTGGATCCGTATGGCGCCGACCTATCAGCCCCAGCTCATCAACTCGAAAGCCCGGCTCGACAAGTTCCTCGCGTGCGATCCACTCATCGCCGGCCGCTTCCGCAAGCGCGAGGGTGGGCGCGTCGAGGTCGGGCACGCGACCGTGCAGTTTCTATCCGCGCAGGTGCACGCGAACGTGGTTGGTGCCACCGCCTCGATCGGCCTGAGTCTCGACGAGGCCCACCGGATCGACGCGGGAAAGTTCGAGAGCGATCTCGCGCCGTTCACCGCGTCGACGAATGCCCCCGTCGTGATGTGGGGCGTCGCCGCCGACAAGCAGGATCTCTTGTACGAGTACGTTGAGCGCAACCGCGGGACCGATCGGAACCTCGAGTTCCCCGCTGCGATCTGGTGCGAGCTATCGCCGGTCTACGCCGCGCACTACGCGGGCCGCGTGGCGAAGCTCGGGAAGGATCACCCGTGGATCCGGACGCAGTACGACCTCATCGACATCGAGGCTCTCGGCGCCTACCTCAACGACGCGCAGAGACGCGCGCTCTTCGCCGGCGAGCATCCGCGCCTGGCGAACCCGCGGCCCGGTCTGGCATACGGGATCGCCATCGACATCGGGGGCGAGAGCGAGAAGGATCTGCCCGACGAAGAGCTGCGAGCCGAAGAGCCCGGGCGCGATTACCTCATGGCTTGGGTCTTCGAGTGGGATCCGGCCGGTGCGAGCGATCCGTATCCGGAGGTCCGCATCGTCGAGGGTCACTGGTGGACCGGCCGCGAGCACATGGCCGTGGCGCCGGATCTCGTCGCGACGTGTCGCCACTGGAACGTGCGCGGAGGGTGCATCGACGCTCGAGGAGTCGGGGAAGCCGTCGCTGGAGCAGTGCACCGCGCGTTCCCGTGTGTGGAGGCCTACAAGGCGACGTCGGAGTCGGTGTCGCAGGACTGCTTCGACCTGCTGGCGCGCATCAACACCGGGAAGGTGCGCTTCTGGAAGGGAGACCCCGCGCGCGACGACGAGCTGCGCGAGATGCTGGGGCAGTCGAGACACACGCGCTACCAGATCGCCGGCCACCAGCTCATGAAGCTCGTCAAGCCATCGGGGTCTGGGAGCACCGGAGCGCACATCGACGGGATCAAGGCGCTGACGTACCTGCACCGGGCGCTCGCCCCCCGAGAGGGGAGCGGCGTTGCGGACTACTACGCGCAGCAGGCGCGGGCCCAGAGGGGGCCGGCGTGAGCGGCGTCCGGTTGACCGTGAACCTCGACTTCGCCCCCTACAAGACGCTCTTCGCCGACGCGATCGGGATGTCGCCGGCGCGCCCGGGCGCGCACTCGTTCAGCCCAACCAGGCGCGTGTGCGTCAACTGCGGCTTCAGTCTCGAGCAGATAGAGGCGGATGAGACATACAACTGCTCGCGTGCGCCGCGCAAAGGAGCCTCCGCCCTGTAGACCGTCTCCCGCGCTCCGCCCGCGTCACCACCGTCCCCGACCCCCTGGCGGTGTTGTTCGGCCCCGACGGCCGCCCCGTGAGCATGGCGGACTTCCGCTCTCCCGAGGGCGTGCGCCCCTTCGGCCCCGGCACGCCCTACACCCCCACCGAGGCGACAGGTTCCGCACCGCGCACGCTCCAGCCACCCGTCTCGCAGAACCTCCGCACGCGCCCGCGCGACTGGTCGGGCGCCAACCTCACGAGCTTCCAGAAGCTGCGCGCGCTCGCCGACGTGGACCTCGTCCGCATCGTCATCCAGGACGTCAAGGGCCAGATCCTCGGCATGGAGCGAGCGGTCGCGCTGAAGGAAGGCATCAAAGACACCCCCGAGACGCAAAAGCAGCTCGAGCGCGCGAAGGCCTGGGTCGATCACCCCGACCCTGGCGCGTGGCTGTCGTTCCGCCGGTGGCTCTCGAAGATGCTCGAGGAGGTCCTCGTCACCGACGCGCTCAGCCTCTACCCGCTGCACGACCGCGCGCATCGCTTCACGGATCCTTCAGGCCGGCCCTTCGGCCTGCGCCAGATCGACGGGGCGACGATCGTCCCGCTCGTCGACGCGCTAGGCCAACCCCCGGTCGCCCCGGACCCCGCCTTCGAGCAGGTCATCCAGGGGAGAGTCGAGACAGCCTTCCGCATGGGGGAGCTGTGGTATCTGCCGCGCTTCCCGCGCCCCGACTCGCCCTACGGCCGCTCCAACACCGAGTGCGTGCTCATCACCATCAACCTCGCGCTGCGTGCGGACCTCGCGGATCTCTCGTACTACACCGACGGGACGCTCCCAGACGGGCTCTACGCGATCGCCGCGGATTGGTCGCCCGACCAGATACGCACCTACCAGGAAGACTTCGACGCGGTGCTCGAGGGCAACGAGGCTGCGCGCCGGCGGATCCGCTTCGTCCCCACGGGCACCTTCAGCGAGACCAAGAAGCGCGCCTGGGACTACCAGTTCCGCGAGTGGATGGCGCGTGTGGTGGCGTGGGCCTTCCAGGTGTCGCCGATGCCGATCGCCAAGCAGATGAACCGGGCGACCGGCGAGACGATGGAGCAGTCGACGATCGAGTCAGGGGTGCGGCCCCTGGCGGAGTTCATCGAGGAGCCCATCAACCAGTTCATCGCCGGGCCCCTCGGGTGCCCCGACGTCGAGATGCACTTCGGCTCGGACGAGACCGAAGACGGGACGCTCGTCAAGGATCGCAACGTCGCCTATCTGGGACGCGGAGTGCGCACCATCAACTCCGTGCGCCGGGAGATCGGTGAAGACGATCTCGACCCCGAGATCGGCGACGAGCCGCTGTGGGACACGCCATCTGGCCCGGTATTCCTCAAAGACATCATCGAGAAGCGCAAGGCCGAGGCGGCCGCGCGAGAGAAAGCCCTCGCGGCACCAGCTCCAACACCACCAGCATCGTTAGACGAAGGAGGGGCAGGGCCCAAGCTCGCCCCGGCGCCAGCAGGAGAGACGGACACAGACGCGGGCAAAGCCGAAGCCGATCTGCTCCGCTGGCGCACCTTTGCCATGCGCAAGGCTGCAGAGGGGAAACCCCTCCGCAGGTTCGAGAGCGAAGCGATCCCGCCGCATGAGCGCCTCCGCGTCTCCACGACCCTCCAGCGCTCCTACGACCGCGGCGCGGATCGCCTGTCGCGGCAGTCGGCGATCCGGGGCGCCTTCCACAGCCTCGACGTCGCGAAGGGAGCATTCACCGAGGATCTCCCCGCGGCCGCGCGGAAGCCCGCCACCGAGATCGAGGGGATCCTCCTGGGCTGGCTCGACGCCCATCGCGACGACATCATCGCCGCGGCCCTCGAGGAGCTGCCGGCGACGACCGCGAAGACCGCAGGCCTGGGCAAGAAGCTCGACGTCGACTCCATGCTCGACATGGGTGACCTGGTCGACGACCTCGCCCGCGCCCTCGCCGGCGCCGTGAAGGCGGGCTCATCCGACACCATCGACATCGTCGGGTTCGACTTCGAGTTCGACGCCGCGCCGAAGGACGCCCTCGAGTATGCCCAGAACCGCGCGGCCGAGCTCGTGGGGAAGAAGCGCATCGGAGGAGTGCTCGTCGACTCCCCGACGGTGGGCGTCTCCATCACCGAGACCCTGCGCGACTCGATCCGCGGGAAAGTCACCGCCGCGATCGCGGAAGGCTGGTCCCCGCAAAAGCTGACCGCCGAGCTCACCGATGCTTTAGGCAAGACGCGCGCCGAGAGAGTGGCGCGCACCGAGACGGCCCTCGCCTACAACGAGGGCGCCTATGAGGTCTACGCCGCCGGCGGCCAGGAGTACGTCGAGATCCTCGACGGGGACGGCTGCATCCCGGACGGCCATGACGACCTGGCGGAGAAGCCGGACGGGACGGTCGGGATCATCCAGTTCGACCGGCTCGCCAACGGCCAGATCTGGGCGCTCGCTGACTTCCACGCGCATCTCATCGGCCATCCGAACTGCGTGAGGGCTGCGATCCCCTACGAGGCAACGACGTCCCAGGAGGCAGCGGCATGAGCGGGCGCGTCTACGAACTCAAGCAGGCCGGAGCGGTCACAGGTGGCGGGCCCGCCGGCGAGGTCCCGATTCCCGTGCACTCGATGGCCGTCGTCACCATCGACATCACGGCGGTCTCCGGGACATCACCGACGGCCGACTTCTGGCTGCAGGGCTACGACCGCTTCGCCAAGCAGTGGTTTGACGTGCCCTACGACCAGCAGCTCACGAGCAACGCGGCTGCGGCGGACCTGGCGGCGAACACGAATCGCAGGAACATCAACGGGACATCCGCAGCGACGGGCGTCAGCAAGCACGTGGCGGTGTACAAGCACCTGCCGTTTGAGAAGGTGAGGCTCCAGTGGGCCCTTGGTGGCACCACACCGAACTTCACCTTCTCGGCGGCGATCTCCGGGAAGTAGGAGGCAACACCTGTAGGCGTATCGGC